GATAGCCCTTCAGCCACGGCGCGGACTGCGGCAGCCAGATCCGCCCCTGCTCGAACTGGGGGGCCGCGGCGTTCGCCCTGGCCACCTTCCCGCCCATCGGCCGGACTGCCCGCAGGCTGTAGCCGGCGGCGCGTCGCTGCAGGGTGTCGAGCACCGCCGGGCCGTTGGCGGCGTCCTCCACCAGGAGTTCCTGGAACTGCCACCGCTGCCAGGCGCCTTCGATCGCGCTGACGGTGCCGGTGAACGTCAGCCGCTCGTTCATCACGTGCAGCAGGTACAGCCCATCGGGCCGCTGCCCCCAGATGGTGAGCGCCACGAAGTCGCTGTTGCTGGCGGCCTTGAAGGTGCAGTCGATTGAGGCCAGCATCCGGAGCCAGCCGGCCTGGGGGAGCTTCTCGGGCTCATAGAACCGCAGCCACTCCCGCAGGAAGATTGAGCCACCGGCATGGGTCGGCCGCTGCTGGTAGAGCGCCTTCCACCAGCGGGAGGCGGACGATGCCCGGATGGTCTCCAGTCGATCGAGGGGGAACCGCTCAGGGCACAGCGGCTCGCCAGGCTGGCGCCAGTCCGGCTCGACCGTGCAGGACGGCGGCAGGTCAAGCGGCTCTTCCCCGGCGATCGCCGGCAGGTCAACCACGTGCCAGCCCTCGGGGCGATCGGTGGTGCCCTCGGTCTCCAGCAGGAACCCGCTCAGGTCATCGAGGTGCCAGCGGGTCTGGATCACCACCTGCGCCGCGTCAGGCTCGGCCCTGGTGGAGAACACCGAATCCCACCAGTCGCGGGCCCGCTGCCGGTAGGTCGGCGAGTCGGCCTCCATGGCGTCCTTGATGGGGTCGTCGACGATTCCAAGGCTGTAGCCCCGACCGGTCGCGGCGCCGCCGACACCGACGCTCCACATCCCGCCGCCGCCGCTGGTGTTCCACCGGTTCACCGCCCGGCTGGCCGGATCCATGGCGCCACCATGGGCCTGGAAGTAGGACCGGGCCTCCCTGCTGAACCCCTCGGCCAGCTCGGCGCCGTAGCTGGCCAAGCCCACCCACTGATCCGGATGCCGCCGCAGGAAGTAGGCCGGGAACAGACGGGAGGCCAGCAGGGACTTCGTGTGGCGGGGCGGCAGGAACACCATCAGCCGGCGGATCTTGCCATCGGCCACCTGCTGCAGTCGGTCCACCAGGATGTCGACGTGCCGGTAAAACTCGAAGGTCGGCGCGACGGCGCGGATGAAGTCGCGGAAGGTGCCGGTAGCGCTGGACTGGTCGCGAGCGATCGGCACCGGCTCGCCGAGCACCGGGCCGCCTGAGCGATCGGCGGTGAGGATGCTCACGACACCAGCTTCGCCAGCCGGGCGGCGGTGTTGATCGCTCCCAACGCAATGTGATACTGCTTCGCCTTCCGTGCTTCCAGCTGTAAGGTGCTGCACTGGCTGAGCAGGTCGGCGATCATCTGCGGACGCTCAAGGTCCCAGTCGGCGCGGAGTTGATCGCGTGCAGCTGCCAGGTAGTCGCTGCAGACCCGCTCGCCGACCCCCCATTTTTCGGCGGCAAAGCGAACACAGTCCGACCTGCGGCCACCGTTGGCGATGATCTGCGCGAACTTGCGGACGCGCATCTCGAACTCGGCTCGGGAGGTGTCCTTGGCTGCCATCAGTCGTACTCCACTCCGAACCACTGCCGCCCGATTTCTAGCGCCACCCGCTGCGTCATGAATGGGGGGACGGACATTCCGCAGACATACTGCACATTGCATTTCCCAAACTGATAATCGCTTGGAAAGCTCTGAATCAGGATGCGCTCCTCATCATTGAATGAGATGGGATCGATGAACGTGCCATCGCCTGGGAATCCTTTCGCTGCATCAAGGCGCTGTTTGGTGGCGACTTGCGTGGGCGCTGGTCTGCTGCTGCATGGCCAAGCGTTTTTGATTCTCCCGAAAGCGTAGTGGCGTTCATTGGATGCGGTGATCATCCGGTAGCCCTTGAGCCGGGGGCTCAGGCCGCCGATCGGGATTAGCTGCTCATCAAACTCCATCTTCAACGGCCCCCACCCCAGATCCCGTCGCCGTGCAATAAAAAACGTCCGCTCCCTGGCCTGCGGCACTCCCATCCTTGCTGCGTTAAACAGGAACAGCTGTGCGTCGTAGCCAGCTTCTTTGAATGCTGCAAAGATCTCTTTGACGTAGCCCTTAGCGTTCCCGAGGATTAACCCCTTCACATTCTCAGCCACAATCACCTTCGGCTGTAGCCGCTGGCCAACCTCAATGAAGTGAAAGAACAGATCATCTAGCACCTGCTTTACTTGCCCTTCGCGGAAGTGGTGAGCATCGCCCCATTTCTTTTCTCTGCTGCCAGCCATGCTGAATGATGAGCACGGCGGCGAGCCGTCCAGCAGGTCCAGATGCTTTAGCTCGTCAGGAATTTCGTCTAACGGCAGCTTGTTGAACTCTTGCACTCCCATCAGGTAGCTGTGCTTTGGCTTGTGATTAGCCCGATAGATGGCCATCATCTCCGGGTCAATTTCAACGCCGCCCAGCACCTGAAAGCCGGCCAGCTTGTAGCCCATCGTTGAGCCGCCGCCGCAGTGGAAGCAGCTGAATGCCGTGAGCCCGTTACTGGGCACCTGCTTCAGGTCTGCCAGCCGCCAGGGGCCGGTGAAGCGGCGCGGCCTACTTGTCGCCATTGAACTCAAAGCCGCAGCGAGGGCACTTGTGCTCAAACTCGCTGAACTCGTCTTCGCCGTACTCCTGGGCTCCTTCGTACTCCTTGCCTGGCTCGTCAATGCCTTCCGGGTCCAGCATTCCGGCGATGTCACTGTCAGACCAGCCAAGGGTGCTCAGGTCGAAGTCCTGCAAGTGCAGCGCGGTGATCTCCTCAGTCAGCAGCGCGTCATCCCACCCGGCGTTGAGCGCCAGCTTGTTGTCGGCCAGCACATAAGCCCGCCGCTGGGCCGGCGTGAGGTGATCGAGCACCACCACGGGCACGGTGTCCATGGCCAGCTCTCGGGCGGCTTGCAGGCGGCCGTGGCCGGCGATGATGCCGTCGTCGCTGGCCACCAGGATCGGGTTGGTGAAGCCGAACTCCTGAATGCTGGCGGCGATCTGCGCGATCTGCTCGGCGCTGTGGGTGCGGGCGTTGCGGTCGTAAGGCACCAGGCGATCCAGGGGCCAGTGCTCAATCGCCTGCGCGGATTTGATGACTGGCGCTGACACGGCGCAGGTTCCTCGGCGAATGAGCGCAGCTTAGCAGGGTTCGGCGGGGGTGGTTGGTTACGACTGTGGCCTACTGCGCCGAAGCGGCAGCTCCTTGAACAGCGGCGAGCTGTCGACATCCAAAGGCGCCCAGAGATCCTCATGTGTGACAAGCGAGGCGGCTCGCAATTCCCAGCCAGTTGCGATGGTCGGGTCGTAAACCTTGACCTGATAGTCGGCCGGCACGAATGGGACGACTCCGTGAATCCATCCCTTGCCGACGCGGGTGTGGAGCTGATCGGGAGCCGTGGACTGCACGTCCTCAGCCTGCTGGATCCCGATAGGCGGCGGATCTTCGGCCCCGGTCCCGGCCTCCAGCGCGTTGGCGATCCGCTCCAGCGCCCCGAGGGCGTCCGCGATGCGGTTGAGGGGCTGGGCCTGGATCAGAGCGGCGAACACCTCGGGTTTCGACTCTGCGCAGCCGGCTGGTGTGTCGTATCGGCCGATGCCGGCCAGGCCCATGGCCTGAGCGGCGATCTGCGCGCTGGCGTGCAGGACCCACGTCTCGGGGCAGGGTTCTGGCGTACTCATGGCGGTTCAGGCGGTGTGACTCCCCACAGCGTAGCAGACCGGTGCGGCAGCGCACCTGTCCCGCTCTGTCCCGCCAAAACCCCCTACCGGGACACCGACCGGGACGGGCAAACCCCTTGCCACCACTGGCCCGGATGCGCCTCTGTCCCGTTGTCCCACTAAAAATGAGATAGATACACATACACACACGCGCGCGCATACGCGCGTACGCGTACGCGTACACACACGCGCGCATACGCATGTGAGGCTGTCCTCCTGGAGGCGGGACAGGCGGGACATCGGGACAAAGTGAGTGTTTGCAGCGGTTCTCGCGTCCCGGTGGGCGTCCCGGTCGTCCCGGTTCAGGGCCTGAAGGGCGTCCCGGTCGCCCCTGGCGGGTGCTGGTGGCCACGCCGAGGGCTGATCGGCGGCGTGCACGCCCCTCTGGCGGGTTTGCGCAGGAATTGTGTGCCACCCGCCCGGCTGTCATATCCGGCCGATTCAGCGGGACAACCGGGACGGATCCCCGAGATCCCCTGCGCTGGAACGGGTTACAGCGTCCCGGTGAGCGTCCCGGTAGGGGGACGGGGCGGGACAGCTGGCAGGGTTGCCAGTTCTAACGCTATGCGCTACAGTCTGGGAACCGGGGGCGAGAGAGCCGCCGGGAGTCACCCACCGCGTTACCACCGATGACCCACACCCTCTGCCTCGACAACTGCCAAACCTTCGCCTTTGCGCCCAATCAGTTCGGCGTCACCGTCATGCGCAAGGCGCTCAACGGCCGGACTAACCGGTGGCAAATCACCGGCACCTTCCAGATGGGACGCATCGAAGCTCGCAAGCTTTGGTCAAGCCTGATCAAAGACGGCGCCTTTCGCGCCTGACCTACAACGGCCCGCCGGGCGCCGTAAGCCCGGCAGCACCCCACCGCTCAGTAGCCATGCCTGACACCCCCGCCACCCGCCAGCGCCGCCTCCGCGAGCGGCGCAAGGCTGGCATCCCCTGGGAGCCCCTGATCTGCTCCGCCTGCCCCAGCCCCCACCGTGGGCGCCATGGTGACCTGTGCTCCCGCTGCTGGGAGCGCCTGACCGAAGAGGGGCGAGCGGCGAAGGCAGAGCGCGTCCGGCAGACCCGGGCCCGGCAGAGGGCCGCCAGACCGGAGGTGTGACGTTCTGTGAACTGGCGCGGGGGTGGGGTGGCAATGGTCACGCTACGCGCTACAGTATGGGGACCGGGGCGAAGGAGCCTCGCCACACACCACCACCGACAGCCATGACCCGTACAAGCATCACCGCCCAGATCGCCGCTGAAGCAGCGGTCTGCGCCCATCTGGGCACCGATCTCACCATGGCCAGGGTCCATGGCCTCAATGTCCGCTGGCGTGGCACGGAATCCGGCGAACATGTGGTCACCGTCGATAACGAGATCGTCTACCGGGTCGATCTCGTTATCAACCAAGTGTCTTTGCGGGTTGGAACGATTCCAGCCTGTTGCATCGGGATCCTCTAACCCACCGCCCCTCCCCCGAGGGGCTTTTTCATGCCATCACCCCTCCACCCCCACCAACGGCAGCGACACCGCCCGGCTGTTCCCGCTCATCCCCCGGAACCGCACCTTCCCGGGCTTCTCCGCCCCGGGGATCCGCCCGAGCACCGTCGGCCACGAATGCGCCCAGGGCGTTTCAGCGAGGATCCGCTGCAGCCCCAGCGCGGTGTTCGACACCAGCAGGCGATCATCCTGCACGCGCAGCCCGATCCGCCCTAGGTGAGCCTCCGCCACGTCCGCAGGTACGTCGCTGGCCTCAGCATCGGCGCGGACCGCCTCGATGAGCTCCCAGACGGTGCGGGTGAGCACCTTCGCGTTGGATACCACGTTCGTTCCCGTGAGCTGCAGCCGCTCCGTCTCGACCCTGACCTGGTGCTGCAGGATCTGCTGCAGGCACCGGTTCTCATCCGGCTCTGAGGAATCCAGGTACGCCTGCCAATCGTTCGCGTCAATCAGCGCCAGCGCGTCGGCATGGGTCGCCGGCCGCTGGTTCATCAGCGACCACGCCCCCGCCAGCAGGGTCCCGTACTGATCCCCCTGCCGCTGGGAATCCAACCGCTCACCAGCCGCCCGGCGGAACGCGGCGACCGATTCGCGGATCACCCCGATCGATCGCACCGACCGCAGCAGCAGCCGCTGGCCGAGCTCCGGCGTGATCAGATCCAGATCAGCGCTCAGCGCCTGCCAGTGGGCCTGCCGCCGCTCGCGGGGCAGGTGGTTGGGCGAGCGCATGGTGAGCTGGGCGAACCGGGACTGGTCGGCGCCGTGCTTCAGGGCGGTGCTGATGCTGCAGAGCATGAACATCGAGCGGATTCTGAACTGCTGGGCCTCGCCACTGGCGCCGCCCTTGATGATCACCCCGCGACCGCTGCTGCTCGCCACCCTGGCCAGCGACAGAACGGACTGGATTCGCTGCTGGTCTGCTTTCTCGTTCGACTCAGCCTCATCGAATACCACCGGCCTGGCGTCGGCCCGCAGGGTCTGGCGGACCCCGGCCTCAGTCGCGTTGCCTTCCGGGTAGATCGCCAGCTCCGCCAGCAGGGGCCCGAGGAACCGATCGAGCAGGGTGGACTTACCTGAGCCAGCCCCGGCGGTCAGCCAGACGTGAGGCCGCCAGGACAGCGCGCCGCAGATCGGTGCCAGCGCGAGCCACCCGGCGATGAGCAGCCCGCTGGCGGGAACCTCCCAGTGGAACTGATCGGCCACGTGGATCAGTTGTGAGCCCTCCTGATCACTGAGCGGCTTGAGCGCGGTGTCGATGTCCATGCTCGCCGCCCGCTGGTAGTTGAAGCGCGTCGGCGGGGGATGGCGAACGTCGAACGGCTCCCCGTCGATGATCAGCCGATCGCCCAGGTGCAGGACGCAGCGGCCGTCGTCCAGCCAGGCGCCGCGGCCCCGGACCCGGCTCGGATCAAAAACCCCGACCGCAGCCTGTCGGCGGAACAACATGCTGAACGCCGCCTGCCAGTTCACCCCGGTTTTCGCCGGGAGCACCGATTCCCACCAGACCTCCCCGGCGAGCTGCAGCAGGGCGGTGCTGGTGTGGCCTTTACCGGTGAACCTCAGGACCTGGCCTGTTTCGTGCGGCTGGTAGTAATAGGCATCCCCCTCGAACCCCAGGAAGGTGAACGGGAAATCGGCCGGGTCGGGGATGCTGGGCTGGGCTGGCGGTTCGGCTGGTGGTTCTGCGGAGGGCTCGGGCGGCGGGGTGGGCTCGGGCAGGGGATCGAGTGGCCGAGAGTGCTGCCTGACGAGCGCATCGAACTCTCGCGGCCCCCACTGCTGCGCCGCATCGGCCGCGTCCCACTTCGGCGGCAGCCCCAGCGAGGCCGGCGGGATGATCACGCTCACCGTGGCGCCGAGCTGCTGCAGCCTGAGGCCGAGCTTCGCCATGAACTGCCGCCCGGCGGCGTCGTTGTCAGGCCAGAGCAGGATTTCCCGACCCGCCAGGGGGGTCCAGTCCACGGCGTTGATCCCCCCGGTACCGCCGCAGCCGGAGACGATGACATGGCCAGGGGCCAGGCGGGGGGCAGCGTCGGCCGATTTCTCCCCCTCGACCACCAGCACCGGCGCGTCCGGCCTGGCGAGGAGCTCCGGCAGGTTGAACAGCGGCCGGGGCGCGGGCCACTCGGATGTGAACGGATCCCGGCGAGAGGGGAAGTGCCAGCGGCCGTCGATCCAGGTGCGGTGGACGAAGCGTTTCTCGGGTTTCCCGCCGGGTTCCTTGGATTCCATCGGGATCCGTTGAATCCAGAACCAGGGGTTCTCCGGGTCCGGCCCATAGGGCCACTGCGCGACCGCCCTGCCCAGCTCCGGCGGTGGTGTACCCACCGGCGGCGTGTCCGGGATCCTGGCCGGGCGTTTCGGTTTCTTCGGCTTGGCGGGGGGCGTGGCGATGGCCGGCGCCGCGGTGCGATCCCCACCGAGATACCCGTCGACGTGGCGCAGGGCCTGGGTGAGGTCCCAGCCCCGCAGGCGCATCAGGAGATCGACGCCGGTGCCGCCGCCGCCTTGGCGGTCCTTGCCGCCGCAGTGGGAGCAGAACCAGCCACCAGATCCGGTGTCGTCGTCCCACTTGAAGCGGGTGTTGCCGGCGTCGCCCGTCAGCACGAAGCACGACGGGCAGGGCCCCTCGCGGTCGCAGAGGTCTTCGGCGCTGATCCCTCCCAGCGCACACAACAGCTCCGGCCACCTGCCGGAGGCTGCCTCCAGAGTGGATGGCATCAGACCGTCGGGGTCGGCGCGGGGGTGGTGCGCGGTGC